ATCTCTGGCAGCCGTCGTATCAGATGGGCGAGCCAGACCGCATTTTCGGCTACCCTGTCTATACGACGCCCTATATGCCGATCGTGGAGGCGGGGAAGATTGTTCTGGCGTTCGGCGACTATTCCTACTACAACATCGGGGATCGCGGCGTCCGTTCCATGCAGGTTCTCAAGGAGCTCTTTGCGGAACACGGCATGGTCGGTTTCGTTATGAAGGAGCGCGTGGACGGCAAGCTGGTGCAGAAGGAAGCCGTGCAGGTGCTGAAGATCAAGGCGTAAGCTGCGGCGGCAGAGAGGAGGTGGTTCTATGCTTGTGCCGCTTGAGGAGGTCAAGCAGTACCTTCGCATTGATGGAAACGACGAGGATCTGCTTCTTTCGAGTTTTGCAGAGACAGCGGAGCAGCTTTGTACGGCACTCCTGCGTGTAAAGGATCTGTCGGAGGTGGAGAATAGTGCTGTTGTACGGATTGCAATTCTCTATGCAGTATCCTATCTCTACGAACACAGGGAGGAAGCCGACCACAGGGGGCTTGCGCTGACGCTGCGTGCGTTACTTTTTGGCGTTCGAAGGGAGGTCTTTTAAGTGCGAGTGTCCATGAGTGAGCTGCGTCATCGCATCACCATCCTCCGCCCCGTCACGGATACGGACGAGGAGGGAAATATTCTCTCCTCTCCTCTGGTGGAGGTCGGAAAGGCGTGGGCGCTCGTTCTTCCGTTTGCCGCGAAAATCTCCGACGGCTATGCGGAGAAGGTGCAGGAGGTGGATTACCGCATTGTGATCCGCTACCGCACGGATGTGCGCGTGACGGATCGTATTCGTTGGGGTGATAAAACACTCACGCTGATTGCGCCGCCCTATCCGCTCGGTGGGAAGAAACGGTGGCTTGTTCTGGAATGCAGGGAGTTGGTGGAAGATGGCTAGATACCGAGGTTTCGTCTCTGCCGAGAAGATCCTCTCAGAACTCGGCGCGGAGGCGACGGCTGCGGCAAAGGAAGCCCTTGAGCGCGGCGCGGACGATGTGGTCGCAGAGGCAAAGAACCGCTGTCCCGTCTATGCGGGAACAGATAAGCGCGTCATCAAAGGTGCGCTGAGAGATTCCATTCATAAGCGGCTGCGCCGAAAGGACGGTTCTGTTTGGCGCGTTGCAGCGGATGCAGAATCCAGTGACGGCGTATTCTATGGCGTACTCGTTGAGTTCAGCCCGAGGATCAACCGACCGTTTCTCTATCCTGCACTTGATGCCAAGAAGGACGGGATCCGTTCTGCCATCGTCGATGCCGTTCGTGCGGCAATACGGAGGCGGGGAAGATGAGTGTTGCAAAGATAGTGTACCAATCTCTTGTATGCTCTAAGGAGCTGACGCAGCTTCTCGCACATGGGAGAAAGGGCATCTACCACGGGCGCAGTCCCAATGCGGGGGCATACCCCATTCTCGTCTACTCTGTCATTTCCGACGTTCCTGCGCTCTCGGCAGACGGTGCGGAACTGGAACGGCGCGTGACGGTGCGTATCCATATCCTGACGAAGGATGGACGGTTTCGGGAGATTCATAAAGCCGTAAAGAGTGTGCTTCTGCCGCTTGGCTTTATCCGTGCACAGACGCAGGAGATTGTCGAGAAAGATATATTCGTTGAAATCACAGATTACAGAACAGCAATGGAGGGAGAATAAAATGCCAAGTCCAACACCGGCAGGAATGCCCGCAGGGAATCTGACAAGTGGGCAGTTCATCAATATCCAGAAACTTCACATCGCAAAGATGCTCACCGACGTGGCAGGAGGGGCGGCGACCTACGAGGCTCCGATTCCGCTCGGAAAACTTCTGCGTAAGGTGGACATCAAGCCGCAGACGAATCAGGCGGAGCTTTTCGCAGACGGTCAGTCCGTGGATACGGCATCCAACACCGCATCCTACGATCTGACCTTCGATACTGCCGCAATGCCGCTCGAATATACGGCTTACCTTCTGGGGCATAGTATCGAGAACGGTGTGATGAAGGCAGGTAAGGACGATGTTGCACCGTACTTCGCTGTGCTTTTTCAGTCGGACAAGCGCAACGGCAAGAAACGCTTCACCAAGTTCTACAAAGTCCAGTTCCTCGAACCCTCCGAGAGCGGCAACTCAAAACAGGGGAGCATTCAGTTTGACACGCCGACGCTGACGGCAAAGGCGATCTACCGTCTCTCGGACGGGCTGTCCTACGCCAAGGCAGATGAGGAGGCGGCGGGATTTGCCGCAGAGACAGGAACGAAGTGGTACGAGCAGGTCTGAGGGAGGTCACGATGGAAACACCGACGCTGCATATTGCGGGCAGGGAAATCACGCCGAATCCTCCAAAGATGAAGGTGTGGCGCGAATTCCTTGCCTTTTTTGATGCGGAGAAACAGGATATGGATCTCGAGGCGTTCTTGGACGCGCACGTTCGACTGATCGTTCTTGGATTCGGCAGGGACGAAGTGACGCGGGAATCCGTGGAGGAGAATGTCGATGTTGCGGACATTGTGCCGCTCACTCGTGCACTCTTTCGATGGATTCAGTCACTGACGTTTTCCAAACTGGTGAACCTCCCAAACGAGGAGACGGGGAAAGAGGCGTAGTTCTTTCTCCGTACCAGAATCTACTGCGTTACTACGAGCGGCTGCAGTCCGCCTACGGGTGGACAATGTACGAGGTTGATTCACATGAGATTACGTTTTTGCTCAATCAGCTTGTCGTGACGGCACTATGCGAACAGCAGCAATCCGAGCGTTTTATTGACGACGTGATGTAGGGAGGGAGATAGGGTGGCAAAGCGCGGACAGAAGATTGATGAACTCTATCTCGATATTGGTCTCAACATCGCACAGCTGCAGCTGGATTTCGACACGGCGGGCAAGACCGTCTCAGATTCCATCGCACGACTCAACAGCAAGGCAAACAACATTCACCTGAAACTGGATGCCGACCTTGCCAAACTTGACGGTGTGGGGACGGAACTCGACAAGATCAAGGTTCGCCATCAGGCAATCAACCGAGAGCTCGATATTCAGCGGCAGAAAGAGCAGATTCTTGCGGCTGTTTTGCAGTCTGCCAAGAAAAATGACGGTGTGGACAGCGCATCCTATCGCCGAGCGGAGAGCAATCTCCTCCGTCAGCAGCGGACGATCGCTCAGACCGAAGCCGAGGTGCGAAAGCTCAACACACGTCTCAAGGAGAGCGCAGTGCTCTCCGGCACGCTCGGCGGGCGCATCACAGCGGGGATGACGGCGGCACAGGCAGGTGTCAAAAACCTAACGAGTGGATTCAATGTCCTCTCGGCAAAGATGGCTGCTGTTATGGCTGTTGCGGCGACTGGAGCAGGACTGTTCAACATCACCAAGGATGCGATGCTTGCGGGTGAGAATGTCTACAAGCTCACACAGCGGCTTCATGTCTCTGCGGGTGAGGCGGCGACGCTCAATCGGGTGTTCCAACTTGCGGATACCGATATCAAGAGCGTCATACCTCTGATCGCTCGTCTTGACAAACAGGTATCTGCGGCGGGGAATAGCGGCAATGACACGTCTCGCGCACTCTCGCGTTTCGGGATCGCACTCAAAGACCAACAGGGGAATCTTCTGCCGCTCAATGAGCAGCTCGCGCAGCTTGCCAAGGGCTACAAGACAGCAAGCGAAGCGGGGATGGAGGAAGCGTATACCGCTGAGGTGCTTGGAGCGCGTGGTGCGGCACTCATCCCCATTCTCGAACAGTATGACGATCTCATGACCATTTCGGCGCGTGTCAAGACAACGGGACTGCTCGACCCGGCACAGGCGCACGAAACGTATCTCAAATGGCGTGAAATGGAGATGGAAGCGGGGCAGCTGAAACTTGCCCTCGGTGCGGCTCTCCTTCCTGCCGCCGAAGAACTCATGCCTGAGATCAACAATGGCTTCCAGACGTTCATCGAGACGATTCGCGACAACAAGGACGAGATCAAGGACGCTGTCCTTGGTTGGGGTGAAGCACTCAAGACCGTTGCAGAGCTTGCGGGCTTTGTCGGTGAGCAGATTCATAAGGTCCATGAGCACGCTGAGGCAAATTCGTGGCTCGTGAAGAATCATCCCGTGGCATCTCCGCTGATTTCGATTCCCTTCCTTGGCGGCACGGTTCTTGATGCACTTTATGGGGACGAATACAAACAATATCTGGAACAGCAGAAAATTGCCAAAGAGAAGGCTGCGGCAGAGGAGAGCGCTCGTGCCGAGGCGGAGAAGAATGCCAAGGCGCAGGAGCAGAATGCCAAAGCTGCGGCAATCCGTGCGGCAGCTGAAAAGGATGCCGCAAAGACGGTCAGTGAATCCGCAAAGGCGACTGCACAACTGACGGACAGCTTATATACACTGACGCACACGGACATCCAGAACAGTCTACACGCTCTGGATCGTGAATCCTTCGATTTATTCCAGAAGGGCGCAGATCCTCACCTCATCGATGAATACCGTCTGGCAAAGGAAGCGAAAATCTATGCCGACTTTCAGCGGGACGTTGTGGATAAGGCGAATGCGCTCTATAAGACGGATCTGCAGAACAAACTGGATTCCATCGCCCGTGAAGCCGATGCCTTCCACCAGAAGGGCTTGGACGAGGTACAGACACAGTCGTGGCTGAGTGAGAGCAAAGCGCGTGTCATGGAGCAGTGGGAGCGGGATGTTGCATCTAATATTGACTCGATCTGGAAAACGGAGCTTGAAAACCGTCTTGCAGAGATAGAGCGCGAGAAGGATGCGTGGGTCCAGAAGGGATTGGATGAGGTTGAGGCGACGCGGTGGGCGGAGAAGGAAAAACTCGATGCCAAACGTAACGCCGCTTTGGAAGTCCTGCGCTCCCAGAAAGAGGAACTGAAGGTATTCAAGGAATCCGGGCAGGTCGGATTGATGCAGTACCTTCGCAAGAAGAACAAGTTCACGGCAGAGGACTTGGGGCTGACACCGGAACTCTTGCAGCAGTTCCAGTCCGGGCGCAAATGGGCGATGGAAAACCTTCTGCCGAATTTCGCTCCCGAGAAGCGTGAGGACAGTTCCCGCATCCGTGTCAACGGGCAGGAGTTCTCGTATGCACAGATGATGGCAGGATTGGGGAAACAGGCGCAGAGCATTCAAACTGCGGGACAGGGCGCAAATGCTTCGTCGGGAGCTGCTCAGTCCGCGCCATCCATGACAGACAATCGGCAGATTCACATACAGGTACATATCGATAACGCCGTTACGGAGGACAACGAGGGAATGCGCATGCTCGCCGACCATGTCGCCGACCGCATCCGCCCTGCCGTTGAAAATGCTCTTGGGGGTGATTCCAATTCATATTCACATTGGTGAGGTACGGACATTATCCGTTGAAAACTGGCAGATCGTTCCCGATGACCGTCAGCAACTCCTCGAAATTGTTGGCGGCGCGGTCGTGCAGGATTTCGGGCATATTGCAGAGGGCGATCGCATTTCTTGTTCGGTCACGGTCACTGCTGCTGATTGGGAGAAAATCAAGGGCTATTGGGACAGCCGTACAATGGTATCTGTGGCCGATGAGGGCGGGAATATTCTGCCCGCTATGCGTGTTGTTGTGAAATCCTACGAGTACGTGGCTCATTTCCCCAAGGTGCATAAACTGTCTCTGGAATTTTGGAGGATGTGACAATGGCCGAACTGCTGCATATCTATATGAACAATCCGACGGCGGGGAGCACGGATGGGACGGAGGTGAGTTCAGGCACGGAACTTGCGCCCATCTCCGTTTTGCTCGATGCGGGCAAGGGCGAAGAGAAAGCCGTCAAATGCGCCGTGCGCTGTGAGAGCGGCTTCCGCATTGATGGGACACTTACAGTCAAGTTTGTCGGCGATCATGCGGGCAAGTGGAAAGCCGCGACGGATAACAAATACACTGCCGAAACGGCATTGGAGTCTGCTGAGTGGAAAG